AATTGAATCAATATCAATTTTGGCCTCAATTCTGCCACGTGTTGAACGCAATGTGATGGTGCCTTGTGGTATTACAAATTTGGAATAAAAGGCCGTTAAAATGCCCGCAGAATCGCACGGATTTTCAATGATAATTGAATCACGGATTGCCTTTGTTTTATATATCACATCCGATGTGTGGATGGTATCATATTTTACAATCGTGTTTTCTTTGATAATGGTTTTTGATGGTTTACAACTTGCAAACAAAACGATGGCGATGATTAGGAATTTTTTCATTTTAAATTAACACGTACCCCTGTGGATCGGTTTTTTTTGCGTTTTTCAATGCTAATAAATCGGAAATCTTTTTACCAAATGCCTTTTGAAAATGTGGTGCATCAACGAATTTCCAATCACCACCCCACTCCCATCCATATTTTTTAAAGATGGCCACAACCTCCAACCAATCTGCTTTGCCATCACCATCGAAATCCTTTTTGACATCCCACGATGCGGATGCACCATCAATCAAAACAATGTCCAACGCAAGGCCGTAATTGTGGAATGAATACCCACCTTTTGCGTTGGTAACTTTGGCACCCGGTTTTGTTCTGCCAATGGCATACAAATCGTCCTGCTCTTTAAATGTCCTCAATGTGTATGCGAATCGACAAAATGCCTTCCCTCTTAATGCTCCACAAATTTCATCATAAATGGTTGCAACCTCAGCACGCAATTTTGGGTGCATCAATTGAATCCGTTCCAATGTCTTTTGGTCTTTCATTATTCCTGCTCGGCTTTCTTTTTTGATGGTTTGCCCAATTTCAAATTGTGGTTTTCCTCTCTTAAACTCTCAATTTCAATGGTCAATTCATCCACTTTTTTGCTCAATTGATCGACTTTTGCCTCCAACTTTTCATTCATTGCCGTTACCATGTCAATCACACGTTGGGAATTTTCTAATTGTATTGTACTGATGTCCGCATTTTCTTTTCGCTTCCCTAATATCCACGAAATCAATGCCGTGACTGATGATGATACAATACCAATGATGGCTTCCCTTGTTTCCATTTATGCTGTTTGTTGTATTTTATTACTTATTTCAACTATGCCACGAAAATACGTGTGATCACGTTCATCATCCACCATGTACGTTGATGACTCCTTTACGCAGGTAAATACATTGAATCCATCCGTAGATAAATCAAAGTACCCATTTGAACGTGTTCTAATTAATTCTAAAATTCTATTGATTGCCTGATTGGCTGTCAATTCTCCACCCGAATCTGATGCGAAACGTGTCACCACTTCGATCCGTGTGATTGTTTCTGTGATATACGATGTCTGATTAAAATCTGTTTCATCTGATGAAACGGAATACACTAAAATGTATGGAAACGATGCCGATGATGGAACCCGGTTGTAAACACCAAATGTCACACCGCCAATCACAACGTTGTTTGTCAAACGTGTGATGATCGCCTTGCGAATGAATTGTATCGGTTCTAACATTATTTAGTCAATTGTTTTAATTTTTGGTACAATCGTATATTTAATAATCGTAATTCTGTTCGGATCGCAGGAAAAAAGAATGGCCGGGCATACATTGCCTGTTTCTTGATTCCTTTGCCCTTAAATTGTGCCGCATAACTCGCAGGAAATCCGGCTTCTTGTAAAAACTTTAATGTGACACCACGACCTGTTCCAAATTCAACATATGGGGCATATGGTGCACGTGAAAAAACAACCACAGAATCTTCATTTTGCCTTTCGAATCCGGTTTGATTTCTCAAATTACCTGTATCGTGTGGGGCCGTAGATTTCATTCTGCCAACCATCTGCATTGCTGTTGTGGTCAATTCGTTTGACAATTCCTGTTTAGAGAATTTAGCCAACTGATCCATCCGCCTACGCAGATCATCCATTTGTTTCGAATCAACCTTTATTTTTATCATTACCCCTCAATCTTTGTGGCTGTCATTTTCACCCAAAAATTCTCAAACGTTTGAAAATTTGAATTGATGCGATACAATGCCGAAAATCCCTCAACTTGCAACACATCCTCATTTGCGATCAAATCGGCTGTTTCCTTTCTGATTGTGATTTCAATTTCGGTTGATTTTAATCTGATGCCCATACGTTCATCAATATCACCCTTTGTTTCTTGCACACGGCACCACACGGTGTCAATTGTCACATATCCGCCCGGTGTATATCCACCATATCCATCAGATGTTTTTGACATCCTTTTGATAATGATCCTTTGTTTTAAAATTGATGCCGTGTTGTTTGTTGCCATTAGATAAATACCGCTTTTATGCCATCCAATAATTTTGCCGATGCACTCGGAACCTCATTCACGGTCATCCCGGTCACGAAATCCGTGCGATTGTCATAATAGGTCGAAACCATCATCAACAATGCCTGTTTTAATAGGCCATCACTCATTCCCTCTGTTGTGAAATCAATTTTGATGTTGGTTCCTAATGGCTCAATTTCCACCATTGGATCGCCTAAACCATAAACCGAAAATGAAACAGATAATCCCTTCACCGTCACATCATCAACTGATGCCACAGGGCCAAACGGAACATCAATGAATCCTGTTGTGGATTCATCAAGGTAATATGTGCGTTCCTTTGCAATAATGTCACGGCTCATGTAGTTTTCAGCAGCCGTGTGTGCCGCCTCAATCATCAAATCAATCAACGTATCATCTGCCGTTGTATCAATTCGGATGTAATTTTTAGCCTCAGCACGTGAAATGATTGGAACACCAATCACATCATTAATCTTGATCTGCCGCATTCTTTTTTGCTTTTTTACCCTTTGTTTCGTAAACCAATTTTTCTTCCTTTGTTTCAACCTCTACGGCCTCCACTTTAATTTCTGAAATCTCTGCAACCGGTGTTTCTTCCTCCGGTTTAACTGCATAATTGTGTGCCAAATAATGTCTTTCAACATGATCGGAAACCATAATGATTTCACCGGCTCTGTGGTATCCTGTTTTATTGTCGAATACCGTTTTTCTCATTAAAACTTTGCCCATAATTGTGCTATTTTTTGAACAAATATAAAAAGAAAAGCCACCCAATATTTAGGTGGCCTCTCTTAATTTGGAATTGTATTAAAACTAAACCCCGATTGCAGCGATGTCCGTTGCAAATGTACCCTTAACAATTGCTAATGGTGCGTAGTTAGTTAATGCAATACGTTCTACTAAACGAACCGTAACGAAACCATCACGAACGTTTGTTCCATCCTCACGGAAGAATTCTAGTGAAACGTTTTCACGTACCCACATTTGTGTTCCTAATGCAAAGTTTCCAACTAGGTATGTGCCTGCTGTGATTGCTGTGTTCAATACAACCGGAACCCCTAAGAATGATGGCTGTAAACCTGCATAATATTGCTCATTCAAATACTCATTTGTTGTTGCTTTTAGCAATACAATTTTAGAGAAATCTGTTGGGTTCAACATGATGTAATCAGGACGATAGTTTACCAATGCTAATTGGTTGATTGCTACCGTTAAAACATCAAATTGGTTTGCTGCTGTGATTGTATCTGCAAATGAACCTGCTGCGAATGCTGTTGCACCCGATGTCACGATACCTGAAATGTTTGGTGCCGTTCCGTTACCATAAAGCAATTGAGTATCCTCAACCGTCAATAATTTTTCCGGTGCACGTGCTGCAAGGTATGATGTCAATTGAGGAGTATCAGCCAACATTTCCTCAGAAATACGGAAATAAGTACCGATTTTCTGAACGTTTGCATCGTATGCTGTTAAATCGAAATCTGATTCCGCTAATGTTGCACCTTGTGCTGCTGTTGCTGCTCCGTTGTCATATGCTGATTCACGTACGTAACGAACAACCTCTGCGTTTGTTGATCCTTGTGCTAACAATTGACGAACGTGTACAGGACGTGTTGGATCGTACTTGATACCCGGAACGTATTGTGCAGGGATTACCTCACCTGTAAATGAATTCGCAACGGTCATATCACCTGCCTTGATTTCAAATTTAGCTGAACGGCTGTTGCCATTTACTAAACCATCTAAACCACCTTTTGTGATACCATCGATCAAAGATTGTTTGAAAGATTGTGCGTTTGCTCCTGATGCTGTTTTCTTTGCTGCAACCTCTGCTGCATCGATACGGCTGTGGATTTCTGTGAATTTAGCCTCTAAATTCTTGATTTCAGACTTTAATAATTCGTCTGCTTTTCCTGTTGCTGATGCAACTGCTTGGCCTTCCGCTTTTGCGATACGGCTGTCAATAGCTGAATTTAATTCATCTAATTGATTTTTGATTTCTTCTGTCATCTTATTTTGACTTAATTTGATTGTTTAAATATGAAAATATTTCGGAAATCTCCACCTGTTTAACTTCCGGCACGGTGACAATTTCTGCCGGCCGTGTGGTAACATCAATAAACAATGATTTCAATTTCATCAACTCACTCTCAATTGCGTATCCTAATTCATCAGATACGTTTTCTTTCTTGATCATCTTTGCCAATACATCGAAACGTTTTGCCAATAATTCCTGATCAATTTCACCCTTTGCATCGGTAATCAATGCCATTGGATTTGCTGCCAATGTAACGCATGAAATTTCGTACAATTTTACTTCTTTCAATTCACGCACTCCATCAGAACGATATGATTTTACAATTGGCATAATACCAACTGAATTTTCGGTGATCACACCATTTTTCATCAACAATAAAACATCTTCACCCATTCGTGTTTTTGGAACCTCAGCCACGAAATAAAGGCCGGTGCCATCCTCACGCAATTCCGTGAATTTACCTAATGGCTGATCGATTCTGTGTTGATTGCAATATCTAACACGTGATCCGTTTTCCTTTAATGTTTTTGCATATGCTCCGGCCAATATGATGTCATTGTCTGAATCAATATTACCGAAAATTGAACCATAGCCGGAAACGATGCCGTTTGCCTCATCTATGTCCTCAATCCCAATCGATGTTTGTTTGTAAATCATAACCTATCTTTTGCCCAAAATTAGTCAAATTGCTAATTAGAAAACGGAATAGTAAAATTAATTTTCTACGTATTTGATAAATCCACCATCATCTG